ATCAGTTGCACTTATAAGCCTGATTTCATCCTTGACAACGGTATCTGTATTGAAACTAAGGGATTTTTCTCAAAGGAGGACCGCAGAAAACATATTGCGATCAAGACGCAAAGACCCGAACTAGATATACGATTCTGTTTTCAGAATAGTAAAACAAAATTGAGTCGTGGCAAAAGAAGTTTAACCTATGGTGCTTGGGCTACTAAGCATGGTTTTCTCTGGAGTCATGGCTCTATTCCCAGAGATTGGTATGAAGAACAAGAGCAATTATGTAAGGAAGACAAGCTGCCCTGAGTGTGGCAGCAAAGATAATATGGCTATATATGATGACGGACATGGCTTCTGTTTCGGCTGTAGCTATACCTACCACCCACCAAAAGAAAGACCTAGAAAAAGTTTTATTAAGACTGTGAAAAAACCATTACTGAAATTTGTTACACCAAAGGCATTACCAAAGCGTGGAATCACTCAAGAAACTTGTGAACTATTTAATTATGGGATTACAGAACATAATGGAGTACCTGTACAGGTTGCAACCTATGAAGATAATTTAGGAAGACCAGCTGCACAACATATACGCTATCAAAATAAAAGATTTATATGGCTAGGTGATGTCAGTAATCTACAGCTATGGGGTCAGAAACTATGGAGACAACAGAATACAGGTAAAATGTTTGTCACTATTACTGAGGGTGAGATAGATTGCATGTCTGTTTCACAGGCTCAGGGTAACAAGTTTCCTGTAGTTAGTTTGCCTTCTGGTAGTCAGTCAGCTAATAAATATATAGCAGCAAATTTAAAATGGTTATCTCAATTTGTACGCATAGTTCTGTGCTTCGATAGTGACGAGCCTGGTATGGTTGCTGCCGAAAAAGCAATTAAAATCTTACCTCCTGGCAAGGCAGCTATATGTAGATTACCAAGAAAGGATGCTAATGAAATGCTCCTCAATGGAGAGGGGGAAGAACTTAGAGATCTCTTATTCAGAGCAACACCTGTTAGACCAGATGGAATACTTAATGCCAGTAACCTCTGGCAAGAACTGACAAAGAAAGGTACTAACAGCATCTGTCCTTTTCCATTTCCTCAACTTGATACCTTTACCAAAGGCTTTCATAAAAGTCAGATGATATGTATAGCTGCTGGTAGTGGTACTGGTAAGTCAACTATATGCAGAGAACTAGCTCATCACTTTATCAAGAATGATCTGACAGTTGGATATATAGCTTTGGAAGAATCAGTGCAGAGAACCATGCAAGGTATTCTTGGTGTTGAGGTAAACAAACCACTGCATCTTGAAGAGAACCTTGAACACGAAAGTTTAAAGCAGTCGTTTGATAAGTTGTTCGGTACAGGAAAACTATTCTTATATGATCACTTTGGTTCTATTGATCCAGATAGATTAGTCGAACAGATACAGTATCTCGCCACAGCAGAGGGTGTGGATGTTGTTATCTTGGATCATCTAACAATAGTTGTATCAGGCATCTCTGATTTAGATGAGAGAAGAGCCTTGGATGTAGTCTGTACCAAGCTCAGACAGGTGGTTGAATCCACTGGCATAGGTTTAATCATTGTCTCTCATCTGCGTAGACCAGAAGGCAAAGGACATGAGGAAGGTAATAAGGTAAGTCTTAATCATCTGCGTTCTTCTCATTCAATAGCTCAACTATCAGATCTTGTTGTTGCCTGTGAAAGAAATCAGCAGGGGGATGTTGCTGAAAGAGCAGAACTACAGTTGCGAGTGTTGAAGAATAGACATACAGGAATGACAGGGGCAATAGACAAATTATTGTATGACGATAAAACTGGAAGGTTGGTACTTCCTTTAGACACCTACTTTGGAGACTGATGACTTTACTTATTGATGCTGATTGGCTGATCTACTCTTCATGCTGTGCCTGTGAACAAGACATCAAATGGGATGACAACTTACATACTTTGCATGCTGATGAAAGAGATGTGCATGAAATGATTGATGGCAGAACTGCACACTATCAAGCTTTAGCTGAAGACAAAGAAGATGTTGTTATGTGCTTTACCCAGTACCCAACCTTCAGACATACCATCTATCCAGAATATAAAGCCAATAGAAAACATAAAAGAAAACCATTGGGGCTAGGAAAAATTATTGAACAGACAAAAGAACGGTATCAATCTGAAAGTTATGAAGGATTAGAAGGTGATGATGTCATGGCAATACTTGCCACTAGTAAAAAATATCCTGATCCTATTATTGTTTCAGTCGATAAGGATATGAGATCTGTACCCTGCACACTGTTAGCAGGTGATGATCTTGAACTTATAACCAGACGCAAGGCTAATAGACACTGGATGATACAGGCTCTTACAGGTGACTCTACTGATAACTACTTTGGTATAGATAAGGTAGGACCAGTAACAGCAGAAAAGATATTAGGTGAAGCTAAGACACTTGAACAGATGTGGGAGAAGGTAGTAGCTGCTTATGAGAAAAAGAAATATAACTTTGCTGATGCTGTTCTTAATGCACAACTGGCAAGGATCTTGAGAGATGGAGACTTTGATTTCCAGACAGGTGAAGTATCTTTGTGGACTCCATAAAAAAACACCTGCCTACCGACTGAAAGGCAAGTGTTTTATCCGTGTTGCTTTTACAAGCCTATTCACCTTATCACATAAATTTAAAGGTGCTATACTTTATTATCAAAAGTGAACTACAATACTTATAAATCTTATTAATCATGTCATCTGAAAAGCTTCCAGTGATTACAGATGAATTGATCTTTGCCTTAGATCAAATCTTTCCTAACCGTCATCCTGACTTGTCTTTATCTGATAGAGAGATATGGTACAAAGCAGGGCAAAGGTATGTTGTAGATTACCTGATTGAACAACAGGCAAGACAAAAAGATACCATGCTTACAGAATCAGTCTTGGAGAATTAGCTATGTGCGTCTTTGACAGACCTAAACCACCAAAATTGCCAGAAAAAACAGAAACAGCATCAAGACCAGAACCAACTGCTAGTCGTGTAGTTATAGGTGATCAAAGGTCAAGTATAAAAAGACCAGGTGCAGCTAGAAGAGGTAGAACAAGTAGAAGAGTAGGCACTGCTTCATTACAGATACCTTTATTAAATCAAGGGCAAACAGGCATGGGTAATCTTAATTACTAATAATGGAATACTCTAACCAACAAGGACAAACTGCTGCGGGTAGATATGCACAACTGCAAAGTGCAAGATCTACCTTTGATAGAGAAGCAAAGGAATCATCAAAGCTAACCATTCCTAGTCTCATACCAGAGAGCACAACAGGTACAAGAGCAAAGATAAAAACTCCCTTTCAAGCTGTTGGTGCTAGAGGTG